GAAGCGTAAAGTTAAGGTACTCGCTTATACAGTATGAAAAGTTTAATTATGGAGTAGCCGTGTACTCAAAGCCATTGAGAATAACTTTATAAAGCCTGTGAGTCTCCTCAGTTGCGGAGCCAGCATAAAATGATATTGCGATTCGGACGGCACCGCCGGCGGCGTCCCAGAGCTCGTCGGTGTCGGTCCAACTTGGCGTTGCGGCTGTGCCGCCTTCACGGAACGAAACTGTCTGGCTCACACGCTTAATACCAATCCATCTTGCTGTGGTTCTGGCTAAATTTGAAGTTCCGTTGTGTATAAGTGCGCGGGAGGCGAAGGCGCCCATTCCATAGTATTTGGCGTTCGCCGTGGACCATCTTCCGTACCTATGACCTAGCCAGTGCGCTTCATTAACCGCGTTGCCGCCGCCTGCCATTATAGCGATCTCTGTATATAAATTCGCAACACTTCCTGGGTTATCGGTGTATATGGCAAAATCAAAATCCCCCATAAGAAGATTGGGGTATTGAATTTTCCCATTAGTTAAAAATCCGTTCCCGTTGGTCGGCGCGAAGGTTCCACCGGTCCCCTGATCAAATTTAATATTGCATGTGGAGCCATCATCTGTTATGGCGTTAAAAACCCCATTTGGATCTTTAACTTCCCACCCACTTAACATCCCAGCATCTAATGTAGCACCATCTGCAATGCTAGATGGAGTTCCAGCTGAGGGGGACAAGGTCTGTGCAACAGTTGTGACATTGCTCCCGCCTGCCTGTAACTTCCATACACCATTTTCTAATACTAATGCCATTTTATAATCTCTTATGTTGCCGAAACAATTGCCCAGCCGAGATCATTTCTACGGGCCCCGGCTGTCTAGGACGGATCGAGCGTGTAGAAGCGCAGAATCGGCGCGGTCGACCACTTCCCCGCCACCGCGATGCACAACGTCCGCGAGCTGGCCGCGAACGCCTCCGGCGTGAACCAATCGGGGTCCTGTGCGCCCGTGGCGTTCAGCGACGGCGAAGGGCTGGCGTGAGTCGCGAGCGACGGCGCCGAGGGGGGGGTGCCGGTCCCGCCGAAAGCCTGCACGGCGACAGGCTCGATCAGCATGCCGATCCACGACGGCTGCATAAGCTCGGCGGCGGAGCCGAAATCGCCGGCGCTAGCCTGTGACCGAAAGCCGCGAACCCCCGCGCCGGACGCGGTCCCCACGAGCTGCGCGGAGCAGAACCGAGTCGCGGACGACCCCGAGCCGCCCGAGCCCGTACCCGTGTCGGCCGCGAGATCCAGTTGCCGTGTGGTCGTAGTCCCGGGATCCAGCGCGGCGGCGAACTCAAGCGTGACCCACATGGGCTTGGTGAGGTACCACGCCCCGGCCGAGAACACCTCCGCGAGATCGACGTGAAGCCGACCCGTGTCGCGGTTGTCCGCCTCGTGCGTGGTACCGGTCTTGCTGTCCATCACCACGCCGGTCGTGCCGTTCGGCCCGATTGTGTCCATGCGCGCGGTGTTGATGACGGCGACGTCGATGCCGTCGACGGTCTGCTTCCCGTCAGACCACGATGCAGAGGCGAGCGCCGCAAAGTTGAGGTCTGCGAGGAGCAGCGAGCGTGCGGTGTCTGCCTGTAATTGCCATACACCATTTTCTAATACTAATCCCATTCTATAATCCTTTTATGTTGCCGAAACAATTGCCCAGCCGAGACCGTTTGTTGAAGACGAAATAGCCACCACAGTCATAGCTCCATAGTTTGTCGCTATCTTAGCAGCGGTACCGCCATCAATATTTTGTGAGCCAGATGGCTCAATAACAATATCGTTTGTACCAGCGTTTCCGCCAGAGTCCTTAATAATAAATGTAATACCATAATCATCTGAAGAGTTCACGCCAGGAAGTGTGCCGGTAACAACTGAACTGTTGGTGTCAACAAGAAACACTTGTGCATCGCGAATATTAAAGTTGCTTGTCTGTTCTCCAGAGACACCTTGATAGAAATTGGTCTTGTTTATCCTAAATTCATTTTCAAATACATCAAGACGATTAACTCCATCAAATACATAGCTTATTCCTTCGCCAATATTGATAGACCCATTGGTAGAAGATGTTACCATCACTCCAACAGATGCTGTAATTGTTGGAACTGCCAACACATCAGAAGTAAATGTGAATGGAGAATAACTTGTGATTTGACCGTTAGTGGTTGATACCAATACTCTGTCTGCCGGCACACTAGACACATAAGCATCTTCTACGTACAAGCCTGATCCTGAAATGTTTCCGGAGCCCGAGATATCGCCTCCTACCGTAAGAGTATGGTCTGGGCTTGTGTTGTTGATACCAACTCTATTAGCCGAGGCTGAAACAAAGATTGTGCTGTCTTGGATTGCTTGGTCTGTTTCGTTCCCGACAAATATATATCCTTTATCCAAGTTTGGTGTTGCGTTTGTTCTGCCGGCGCCACCGACTTTGATTTGCGCATCGCCACCGATGCCGTTGCGCACAACCTTACCCATGTTCTGTAGGAGATTGCCCGAGCCAGTGGGGGCTACGTTTGTTAGTTTACCCGCATTGCCGCCGGAACCGGTCTGAACATACAAAGTATCACCAACCGCGAATGTTTGGTCATATAGGCTTGTTAAGTCCAGATCTTTGATAGACCCAAAAGTTACAATCTGAAGATCATTGTTGTTCGCGGCAGTTTCTCCTGCTAGACCAAAAGCAGGCATCTTGCTAGCATCGTCACAGGCAGCCAAACCAACTGTTGGGGTCTGACCCGAAATACCGTTAATGTAAACTACCTGACCTTTAGTGATGCCGCCAACTTCATCTACTCGTGCCGGGAATCGAACGGCGCCTTCGATATCGCCGTAGAATTCTTTGCCGTCTTCAAGACGAACGTTGCCTGATATAAGAACATCACTTGTTGCTGGATCCCAAAGTAAATCACTAGACCCACTTAAATCACCAGATACAGGAGAGTCAAATCTAAACTGTAAAGAATACTGAGGACCATCAGCGACTTGAACTGCCGATGCTGTAACGCCAGTTAGATTAGACCCGTCGCCATAATAAGTTGAGGCTGAAACGTGGGTAGATGCCGATAAGGATCCTGAACCATCTGTGGTTAATAAGTTTGAGCCACTAAACGACCCATTGTTATTGAATTGTATATCTTGATCAGCGCCTCCGGGGGTGCCACCGCTTCCCGGTCCAAATACCCATGACATATTTAAATCTCTCCTGCTTTCATAAATAGTTGGTCAAAGTCAAAAACTCAAAGCAAGTCTGTCTGGGCTTAGATGATTTATCTATCAACACTATCAATAACTCTAAAAGTTCCTTCTCGTGCTCTTACACATTCGGCGCTTATCTGAAACTTGTGATCTACTTGACCAAAGTAATATCTTGTGTCGTTATACGTTTTTACAATCTCGTAAAACAAATCACCATACTGAACAAAATCACCAGCACGAACAAAAAGATCTTGATCTTCTGTTAGGCGGCGGCGATGAAAATTAACTGTTAGTTTAGATTGGTATTCGTATCCATACTTTTGGTTTGTTTGCTCATTCTCTACAACAACGTAAGCAAACACACGAACAGGCGGAAGCGTAACTTTGTCTATTGCTTCTCCATATGTTTCATTAAAATTAGAGTGCTCAATGCTTATAGGATAGTAAGCAACTGTTTGTCCAACAACTCTTTCAGCTAACTCGTCGTTAACTTGCTTTACAAGGTCACGCTCTTTTTGGCCAAAGAACATTGGCGGGGGTGGCGCATCAGGTTGCGTCCATTTGTTCTTTGGATCAGACATGGGTTATTACCCCACAAGAGCTGCTAGAGAGCCAGACCAGTTAGAGCCAGAAGGAGAGACGGTAGAATTATTGATATTTCCATTATCAATATAGGTTAGTCCAGCCATCACTGAAACATCAGTCGAGGAGCCAGATAAATGTAATTCAGTAACTTTTACCTCAAAGCGTGGAGTAATTTCTGGTCCCTTAATAACAAACCTATTTCCGCTCTCAACACCACCAGAGGCAAATCCAATAGCGCAGCTCTGATTATCCGAGACAGCAACGGAAACCCAACTAGTAACAGAGGGGAAACTTAAAGTGGTTACCCCGCCTGCAGATAAATCAATAGTTCCTGTGACATAAGGAATACCCGACACTTGATAAGAAGCCGCGTTGCCTAGCCCTGGTTTGTAATTGTAAGTTGCCATATATGATTCTCCGTTATTAAATAGTAAAGTAAAACAAGATTACCTAAACAAATTATCTTGTTCTTTTCGCATTTGTTTCTGCTGTTCGCGAATTGCTTTCTGTTTTTTCAATCTTTTTGTGATAGACGGCTTGATATAGTAATCAGTTTTTTCTCTATACTCTTGGACAATCTTTTGTTTTTTGCATTTGCGGTTAAAACGACGAATTAGTTTCTCATCTGACTCGCCGCGTCTTTTGACTACCTTAAGGTTAACAGCCATTTTGTTACTCTCTTTCTTTCATTTCGTTCATATGAGCGTTCCAGTTTCTGCCTACTGCTCCGAAGAGACTAGAGATATCTACGCCTGGATCACTTGGGCTTTGTCCGGACATTGGAGAAGCCTGTGCAGTTGGAGACGCTTGTGCCGGTGCTGGAGTTGTTCCTTCAAACAAATCAACACCGTTGTAAGCTGAGCCACCAATAGCAGCCATAAGCTTTTTCTTATGTTCTTTTAGTTTGCCCGATTGTTCTTTATTGAAAGCGTTTGCTTTCATTCTTTCCATAACAGGATCTACTTTTGGTTGTGGTGCCTTTGTCTCAACAATAGTTTGTGAAGACATTCCCTTAACAACCTCGGCAATGATTCCGGAAATTAAACCATCTTCAAGAAGTGACTCTTTAATGCACTCCTGAACAATGGGCTTGATTAACTTTTTAAACTCTGATTTTTTCATTAGTCACCAATAATTTGATTCATAAGAGTAATAATCTTATTATTTTTTTCAATTTGCTCATTTACGAGTTTCCCCTCGGACAAAGCCATAAAAGCATTTGGTGTTGAAGGCTCTGAAACAATGTCAAAACAAATCAACTGAAAATCATCTTCTACGATTGTTTGTCCTCTTTGCTCTCTCACGGATCCCATACCACGGGAAGAAATGCCAATCTTAACACCGGCATTTACCAAAGACCGCAGAATTTGACCAGATGGCGTATCGAGAACTTTACACTTGGCCATTACTTCCGGACCTTCCATCCAAATGTTTACAACCATATGTGAGACATTAGCAAGATTTATGATAGAAGAATCTGGATGATCCAACTCACCCAGAGCGCGGCGATCGTCTACGATTTTTTTATATCTCTCTACTTCTCTCTGTAAAACTTCAAGAGGATATACTCTCTGATTTCCATTTGGAAGATTTGCATGCTGACAGCGACCGGTTAGCATCATTCCGCCTTCTCTAACAAAGCACTTCTCCTCCTCTGTTAGAAGGTCTTGACAAATGCCACCTTCGCATAGTTCATAAAATTCTCGTAGTAGTTTAGCCATTGTTATTCTCTCAAAAAAAAGATTTATGTGGGGGCTTTCACCCCCACATAAATTCAGCTACCGGAGCAGCAGCGGCGTACAGGCTGGATTAGCCACTTTTTCATGATTCACCTCCTTTATGGACCAATTTGATCCCGAAATCATTTACCACCATACTCAGCAAGTATGATGTTCCAGCGCTAATACACCCGCAAATAAAAGCATTTACAAGTGTACGATCAAAATTAAATAGTTCTGTATATGGACTTATGCCCCAGAGAAACACTCCAACCCAAAATCCCATACATAGACAGCAGTGAAATAAACGACCAAAGCCACCCCAAGCAGAGCAGGCTGGTCGTATTTTATTGAAGATATGTCCGTGAACAATGATAAACGTCATGCCGTAAGCGGCAAGAATAAAATGTAATAGTTCCAATCTAATACCTGTTCCTTAGTGGGTAATAGTAGTAGCCAGGACGCATAGAACCCTTCTCGGCATACTGTGGCACTTCGCCGTATTCGGTGGAGTCGCGGTCGGATGGACGTGTATACATGTCCTCTAGTTCCTTCTCATATTCATCGGCAATTCTTTCGTGCTCTGCTTCAAGCTGAATAAACTCTGCGATTACAAACGTTGCAGCCTGTAGGGCGTTGATGTCGTCATTCTCAAACAACTTACCTTCTAGGGAACGGAAGACATTTCCGCCCTGGATAGAAGATCTATCAACAATGCCTTTATCGGCCAGAAGCTCTAGTAGTCGATCTTGATAATCATACACGTCCTCAGAGATAGTGGTCTTAGGCATTGTAGTAACTTTCATTTGCTTTGGCATCACGGCGATATCAATCTTGTTATGGTCCATAATAAGAAGTGAACCATCAAGAGCTTTGCGGGCTTTGAGTTCTACTGTAGCCTGTGGTCCGCCAACTTTGATCTTAATCATTTTGAGTTAGTTCCTGAACAAGCTCTTGTGTTTTGAGAACCTTGTTTAGATCGTCATCTGTAAACTCGCGCTTACGAAATTCCTCAAGATACTCGGACACTTCGTTTAGTTTTTGCGAAATGAGAGGTTCGACAGTATTTTGACTCGCGTCACTAATTAAGCTCTTAAGCCTTTCCAATTCTTCGTTCAAGTAAATACGAAGTTCGAACCCGTCATCTGCAAAACTTGTGATGTACTGATTAAGAAGATCTTTCTGCTCTTTAAGAAGGGTGGTGTACTTCTCGTTAAACTTCTTAATAAAAGAGTTGTAAGTTAGATTATCCAAAGACTTCATTTTGTTAGACTCGGTAAGAGGCTGTTCAGCGCTCATTGAATCTACGATCGCCTGCTCAAAAAGAACTTTGCTTTTTACAGGTGTCTTTGTGTTAAAGATAGCATTTACGGAAGCAAGAGACTTAAAGTTTGGAACAAAGTTAGACCATACATCCTGTCCTAGCTGCTTGTTGATAGCAGCAATTATACGAGACTGTGCGTCAAAAACCTCGGTGGAATCCAACTTTGAGTAAGCAAACTTTGTTTCTTGAAGCATTCTTTCGGCAAGATTGGGTTGAATATTTCTTGTCTCAAGCAAAGTCTTGTAAAGAGAAAGTTCTTTTGCTAATGTTGAGTCGCCACCAAATCCTTCTTTGATGATCGCAAGAACAGTTTCTTTTCTACTACTATCCTTATCAACGATTGCCTTTGTTAGTTCTCTTGAAAGCGTTTCATAAATAAAGGCTGTGTTTCTTTTTTTATTATGCTTCATCTTTGTCTACCTCTTTGCTCTCCATTTGCTCTACTAACATACGAACTTTATTGGTGTTCTCAAAAAGAGTTCTTTCGTCTCTATTATAAGTAGGCTGAACTTTCTCTTCTAGACCAAATCTCACGTCTGTTACTTTTGGCAAATCTCCTATAGGGTTTCCTATCCCGGCGCCGGCGTTTTTTCTGTACGTGTTTGTCTCCACCCCCATAGCTTGTCTACGAAGTTCTCTAGAGCGCGGTCCGGAGCCACCTCGTCGGCGGGCATCTGAGACTACCGGTATGTGACGTCTACCCTCGTGTTTTGTAGAATTGTTTCCCCCAGGATTGTCTTCCCTACGACCCGGGGTTGCTAATAAAACGTCATCCCCGCCGCCTTCAGGCGCCTCTCCACCTTCATCGCCACCGAGATCCAGATCACCGCCTAGATCTCCCCCAAGGTCGCCGCCCAAGTCGCCACCGAGGTCGCCGCCCAAGTCGCCACCGAGACCACCGCCTTCTCCGCCACCAAGCTCAGCGCCTTCGTCAACAATCGACTCAAGAGACTGCTGATATTTACGATCATAGAAAGTTTCGCGCTGGTTGCGAAGGAACTCGGAATCGGACATTCCAAGAATGTTGGCTGCAACCCAACGCTTTGAGAATGTGCCTTCTGGAACTGATGTGGCGGTCTCGAACTTTGTCTTCATGTATTCAAGCTGTTGTAGCTCGGCAAGACGCGAGGGGTTATTCAAAGTAATCTTAAATCCTAAAAGGTCTTGACCTCTAAAGCCTAGTGTGTAAAGATGCACTATTGCCATCTTCTCCAACTCGGAAACCAACGATCTTTGAAGTCTATGAATAGTTCTTGCGAAACGGATATCCTTCTGTGCTAGGGTAGTTTTATCTTCTGTACCGCCTTCAAGGTTGGTTAGGTAAGACTGTGGGATCTTGATCGCTGCGAACAACTTATCACGAAGATACTTAACGTCCTCAATGTCGTCCAAGGACTTGGCGCCAGGAAGCGATGTAATCTCCGATCCAACGCCACCACGCATCGGAATAAAGTAATCTTCCTCAAGTGATAAAGGATTGTAACGAAGATCCACACGACCAGTTGAAGCATTTACAAGAGAGTTGCGCTTCATTTCCGACTTGACTTTTTCCATATACTGTGGAATGTCTTGTGGCGGAATGTTGCCTACGTCAATCTTGAATACTCGGCGCTCTGGCGCACGAACAACGCGATAAGCAATCATCGCATCTTCTAGAAGTGTAAGTTGTCGCCAAATGCGGCGCGCAGGGTCTAGGACGGATGTGCCGTATGGTGAGTAACGATCGTTGCCTAAGATGCGGAAGTGCGCAACCTGCCAGTTCTCAAAGGTCATACCGGCACCATTCCACTGATACTGAACGTAGTTAGGGTTTGTTTGGTCCTGACCTTCAAGACGCTCTACTTCGTTGTTCGGCATACCAATAAGGGATGTGATGCCTAACTTCTCGTCAATGTCCATATAAAGGAAAAAGTCACCGTACTTACACATAGAGCGTGCCCAACCAAAGCAGTTGAACTCAATGTTTAGAACATCGTAGAATAGAGACTCTAGGATAGTTTTGATTTCGTGGTTAAGACAATTAATGTTTAAAAGACGATCATACTCGTTTGATGTCGTCATCTCGTCAGCGTAGATATCAAGAGCAGTAGCAATCTCAGGCATGTATTCCATTTGCTCAAAGTCAATGTAACGCTCTGCTCTGTTTTGGTTACGGAATGCTGCTGATGTGTAAAGGTTGTAGTTCTGAGACATGTTAGAATCGTGTCTCTTAAACTCCTGACCAGACATAGAACGGAAACGATAACGATATTTATCTAGATCTGCTCTTCTTTCTTGTCTACCAACTTGTGTGCGATAATTTACAACTGGGCCAGATAGAAGTCTGGTTAGTCTTTTGAATAACGGCGATGCCGGATTTCTTGGGTTGTTCTCTTTCTTAGCCATTTTCTATCCTAGCCTTTTAGTAATCCTATATATTGGTATTGAAGCTTTTTCGCCTTTTCAATACGCTCGGTTTCTTTCGTCATCTTGTGTCCCTGCATACCAGGAATTGTTGTAGAAATAGATGTTTTTGCCGTGCTAATAGCAGACAAGAAAGATTTGCTGTACTCTACGTTCTTTTGACTTTCTACAATCACGGTATCTCTCACCCAGCATCCAATAGCAAACGACATTGTTAAATCATCGTTGTAGCTTCTCATTGCTTGCGGTCTTCCGTGATGCCAAATAAATGTTTTCATTTCGGAAAGCAAACGATTTGAGTTAATCGTAATTAGTTTATTTCTCATAAACTCTTCCATTTTCGCAACGATCAAAGGTCTTGTTTTGGAAGAAGTTGTAAAACCGGGTATTACGTTTGATTGCCATTGTGCGGTTAGGGGATCAACATATTGGTGATCTCCCTTTGTTGTGTAGTAGAGATTAGGATACCCTTTATCGATCAACTTTTTAAGAACAGCAAAGCCGATATTATTGTTTTCTATCACCAACATAGGATTGCCGTATTCAGCTGCTACATTAGAAAGAATGTCTGCGAAGTCGTCTGGTGTTGGCTTACCCACATATTCAGCGACTTGTTCAAGGCTTGCAAGTTCTATAATATGAAAAGCGCTGTTATCTTTGCCGTCGCCGCGAGCAACGTCGGCAACAATCAAATAATGGTTCTCTGGATTATATTGTTTCCAAATCCAATAGTTTCTATCAAAACCAGTGCGATACTCTGGTTCGCAAGCTTTTTCCAAATACCATTGTAGATCGTCTGGGTGGATAACAGTTTCACCAGAAACATTGAAGTTACACTCCAACTCCTGAGCGATCTGGCGCTTGGACATGTTTCTGGTTTCTTTTTCAAACCATTTCTTGTCTCGCTCAGGGTGAACGTCCCACATAAGGGTCGTCATATGAAAATCATTTATACCTGCTTCTGCTTCAACACAGTTTTGGTGGAACCAGTTACCTACACCGTTAGGAGTGGATAGTGCAATGCAGCGACCACCTGTGGATAGTGTAGGGTAAAGCGCGGTCCATAGATCTTCTAGTTTCTCAACGTGAGCAGCCTCATCAATGATTAGAAGTGAGAGAGCCTCAGAGCGGCCAGCATCGCCAGACGTTGATGAGCCCTTGATCTGTGAACCGTTTGACAGCTCAAATGATGTTCTGTTATCTACTGTAATATCAGAGATCTGCATCCATTGCGGCAGGTTCTTAATAATCGCTTTTACTTTTTTGACTAAGTTAGTAGCCGTTTGAAGCTTGGTAGCAACGACAAGAATGTTCTTGTCTTTGTGAAACAACATCAGCCACGCCACATACGCAGCACTAATAGTAGAAATGCCCAGCTGTCGGGCTTTTAGAATAATATTAAAACGATAATCGCGGAAGTCTTTTAAAAGATCCTGCTGATAATCGAATGCTTTGAAAGGAATTAGACCTTTCTGCGGGTGTGAGATGCGACAGTAGTTTGTTGTAAAGTAAACCGGATCTTTGCCGGCTTTAACAATCTCTTTTAGTATCTCTTTCTTTGTAAGCGCAGCCATTTTAGACCTTCACATTTGAAGGCTTCTTAGCTTTGTCTCTCCCTAGTGCAAGAAAATCTCTGATTGCTTTATCAACGCGCTCTTCATCAGAGCCACCGTTAACCTCAACAACGTCAGTTAAACCGCCGATGCGATAATCACAATGAGCCTGTGTATCAGTGCGGTAGTTAGAAATGCGCTGAACGAGAATGTGTGGCTCACCTTCTTTTGTTAAGGTTAGTGACGCTGCTCAATCTCGCCTTCAAAGCCTTTGTCTTGGACTTCTTTAATTCTTGTCTCTGCTTGGTAAGTAATGCGGAGAATTGGACCGTGGAACTTAACACCAAAACCATCCATTACGCGGCGATCGTGAATGTAGTGTCCGTCTTCCCTCTTAAGACCAGCGGTGCGCGCCTTTCCATCAGCCGCAAGATCGGCAGAGTGTGCCCCGTCCCAGGCGCCATTAGCGGCGGCTTGGTTAATTCCTTGAATGATTTCGTATACTGATGCCATTTTATTGTTCCTTGTTTGGTCTCCACCCGCTTTTCCATCTTTCTTCTCGATCGGAAATGTATTGTATATAACATTTAAAGCAAGCTTCAAACTTATTCATATACAAATCATCCCGAGGATGAAAAGA